ATCCCACTCAATGTCTAGGTAGTTTCCGTCCTGGTCTTCTGGCAACTCTGGATTCATAATAAACCTATGAGTCTTTGTCACTACTTCTTTGTCTGCGATTACAGCGTCGTATCTTGACGAGATAAAGTCTCCTGGATAACGAGGGAATGATAGCAGTGCTACCTTTCCTAGGTCTGGAAAACGAGAGTCTACAGAAGCACGGAAGGCTTTATAGATGTTGTCTGCTGTTTTACCTTGGTCATTACCTGTACCAACCTCAGATGCGAATCCAGAAATCTCATCCAGTACCGCAAGAATAAGGTTAAGACCCTCATGAGATTCACGCTCTGAGTGACCAGAGTAAACTGTAATAGAGTGATCGAACTCAATGCTGTCTGCCTTTGCGTAGAACCTTCCAGCAAACCATGGTGACTTCTCAATCTTAGTCTTAAAGCCCTTAAAGAAAACGTTCTTAGCCTGCTGTGCGTTAATAGCAACGTTAATAATATCAATAGCGTCACCAGACGGCTTACCAAAGTATCTTGCAGGGTCCTTAAGGCAAAGAAGCTTGTACACAATGTATGCACATGCTACGGTAGAGGTAAAGTCTTTTCCAGAACCCTTGCCAAGCTGAAGGATTACTTCATTCTTAGTATACTTATTGTAATAGCGTCTGCCTTCTGTGTCACCCATAAGCTCAATAAGATCATCAAGCTTATAGATTTGAGACATAGCCTCTACGATGTCATACTGCACCTGAGATAGCGGTGGCTGATTTAGATAGTGCTCACCCTCTACAAATGTCTTAGCATCTACAGGGCGTTCTGCAAAGTTATCTGCCTTGAGTGCTTCGAGAAAATCATCAAACATCATTACCCACTACGACTGTGATGACTTCTCGCTCTTTAGATACAGAGGAAAGTCTACGCATAATCTCGTCACGAATCTGTGGATACTCTGATGCGATGTCCTTTAGGATGCCCACCAGGACTTCCTGCTTACGCTCAATCTCAACCATCTCTTCTGCAAGCTCCTTGTTCTCAAGTAGTCCTGCCTTCTGTAGCATATCGATACGCTTAGACTCAAGATCCATGACTAGTTTAATACCTGCTGTTTTGGCATTAAGGTTAGCTGTGGTGGTCGCATCGTCAATAACTTCGTATGCCTTCTGAATAAGTTTTGTGTAGTGGGTATCTGCACCCACGAGAGCTTCCTTGGCACGTGCACGAATCGCTGCATTGTCTGCAGCCATGGTACGCCACTCATTAATGTAAGCCACAACCTTTTGGCGTGGCATAGCAAGCTCTTTAGAAATCTGTGTAGGCTCGTTACCTGCTAGGTACTTTTCTACAACCTTGTTTACTTCGTCAAGGTGCTCAATTGTTAGGTCTTCAAACGACACGCTTGGCTCTCTTTCCCCTCTTCGGGACTCTCTTAATACGGTCTAGCTTGAAAGACCTGAACACTGAGGCAACGCCACCAATGATTTCGAAGCAGTCAATCCACTGCGCTCCTGTGTCTGTATTTGTCACAAGATACTGGAACTTAAACTTTGCACCAAACTCTCCACGGATCTTAATAGTTTCTCCGTGGTTAATCTGGAAGCCATCTAGCAATAGGCTAGACTCTCTTACGAACTTCTTGGCAATATCTGGTTCCTGATACTTTGGCTTACGTGCCACGTTATCTCCTTGACTTTCTTAGCCCAAACTTAGCTAAGTAAACGTAGATGGTCTCAACGCTGGTACCACACTCTTTGGCAATCTCCTCTGGAGTCTTCTTGTCAAAGTGGTAACGCTTCTTGAGCCATGCCTCTGATGTATATAGTTTAGCAGCCATGATTTACTTTGTCAACCTTTCCCAGTTATTAATAGCGTAGTGACCGATGGCAATAGCATCTGACACGTCGTTGTCATCAATAACTACGTCGTACTGAACGTCAATAAAGCGAATAGTCTTTTCTTTTCTGAGCTGTCTCTCGTAGGACTTATACCAGGAGTCTGACTTGCCTGGCAATTGCTTTCTAATAGATAGCTGTTCTTCCTTGGTTAGCTTCTTGTTACCAATAAAGTTTTGCCAAGTGATAGGTGCCACAGACCTTACTTGCTTTACCCCAGAAACTCCAGCTGCCCCCAGAAGGCTTCCCTGGACTAGAGCTAGGTCTGCTGCTGTCTTTGGGCTGTTGATAAACACTGTGTGCTCGATCACGATTGCCTCTACCGAAAGATCTTCATATGCCTGGAATAGTCCTAGAACCTTTCTACAGGCATCTATAAGCTTTTCATAGGCACTGTTACCAGAAAAGTTTATCTTGCCGTAGGAGATCAATTCGTGGTCTCTAAAGATAGAGAAGGCTAGGCTATTGGTGCTAGCGTCTATTGCCATAATAGTATTAGGCTGATTAGAGAACTTACTCAGATTTACCATTAGCGATGCCCTTGATTTCTCTCAGTGCTTTGCTGACTTCTGCTGGGTTTACAGAACAGGTATTGCATATCTGATCATCGTTATAGACAGAGAGGTTGGCTCCGCAACTTTTACATTGGCGAAGCTTCCCCACTCGTCTATTACGTCTAATCTGGTTGTACTTGTCAGCTATCTTTTCTCTAGTTGCTAGCTGTCTGCATTCTGCAGAACAGTAGATCTGATAAGATACTGCTGGTTGAAATTGGTTGTCACACCATTCACAGTGCTTGTGTTTCATCTAACGGCTCCAGGGACTTAATCTTAATCTGTCCCTCGCCAGCAGAGTCACAAGTTGCCCGAAGAGGACACGTCTTGCAAATCTTTGAGTTAGACCTGTAGTTCTTGCTCGGTAGAGTTTTCTCTTCCCAAGCCTTCCTCACAGACTTCATCCAATCAAATGTCTGGTTTACCCACCGTACATAGTAATCATTAATCTCTACTGGGATTATCAGTAGGTCATGATTGTTTTTGTTTTCATAAATCAAGACAGCTCTAGTCTTGTTTAGAATCTTCATATAGATAAGCAACTGGATAAGGTGACCAGTCTTTGCCTTACCTGCAGCCTTACGATACTCGAAAGCCTCGTGTGGAATTGTCTTAATTTCGCCTAGCAAGTTTTCCCCTGCCCAGTCTAGGATTACGTCACCGTAACCAAAGATAGGAGGGTCGTTGTAGGTTACCTTGAACTCTGAGTCAATCAGAATTCCAGCGTCACCCATAGCCTGTTGAATACGCTCGTGAGACTTGGTACCATTAGTCATGTTGGCACCACCGTAAGCGTCAGCGTTGTCTGTGAAGACAGCACCTTCAAAGGCTAGGTACCAGTATCGTGGACACTCTCCATGCGAATATGCGATTGTGCTAGGTGCGAAAGTTTTCTTCTGTGCGAACTTGTCTACACGCTTTGCAATATACCCAGACTGAATCTTGTCGATTAGCTCCTGGTTATTTAGAAAAGACTCTTTAGCCTTTGTCTCAATCTTCTTAAGCATTACCTGCTGCAATAAATTCTTTGCCATAATAGTTTATCGAACGATGTACTTTAGAGCAGACACAAGATCTGAGATAGCCTCGTGTGCAGTAAAGTAAATGTTCTTCTTCTCTCTATTTCCCTTTTCGACATTTACCATCCAAGTAGCCTTGAATGCCATCTTAGCAGCGATTGCTTGCAGTCTAACGATTTCTACGGTAGCTACCTGTAGCGGAATGTCTGGTTTAATAATTAATTTAGCTATGAAGGTAAGTGCCTCTGTTAGCTCTTCATCGTTCATGAAGTCAGCTATCTCAGCGAGACCGTTTACCATCTCTAGCGTAGATTTGTTTTGTGTTTCCATTATATTATTATACCACGCCGTCAGCTTCTTGTATAGCCTGCTTCTCCTTGCTTGACACTCTACCGCCAGTTACAAACCAAGGCAGCAATAGGTCATAAAGGTCTACCAGTAGATTCACATCTTGAATCTGGTACTTCTTCATTTCCTTCCAAGCCTTGTCGTCACCAGCCATGCAGTCTAGCCATAGCTTAAATCCTGAGTGCTTGACCTTGGCTCCTACTTCTAGCTTCTGGGCAACATAGTCCAGCTTGTTAGATGGGAATAGGAAGTTAGACTTGGTAACGCTCATTAGGTCTAGGTCCTTGGTTGGAGATGGTGGAGCCATCTTGTTCTCAAGGAACTCACGGTTAATGTGCTTGTGGTCAAATGCAGCAGAGTTCCAGCCAACGAGTACGTCTGCCTCGTCCATAAGCTTGTGCAACTCTTCCAGCATAGCCTTCTTACCATCGTGGTGTGCTGACTTGAAGATTACCTTCTTGTCACCTAGCCAACGTGCTCCAAAGCAAAGCATCTCCGTGCTCTTGATGATCTGGTCAATGCTGATGTTCTGGTCCCACAGTCCCCAGGTGTATACCTGTAGTGGTGTTGTTTCGATGTCTAAAAATAGTGTCTTCATTATTCTCCTTCAATGATTTGCTCTAATAGAGATAGCTCTATGATTGCAAGTCTAGTTTTTGTATTACCTTCCCCAATTACCACGATGATAGCTGGGTCATTTCCATTTCTGATTGCGTCTGTAGTGGCTTTAGCCCATACGTCTTTGTTGACTGTAAAAGATTTTCCAACCTCTTTAAAGTCTACTGTGAAGTTTTCCCAAGTAGCATCGCCCTTGTGGGTTCCTCTACCAGAGTTCTTGTGCTGCTTTGCGCCAATGCGCTTGCTCTCACTCTTCTCGGTCATAGTCTCTCTTGCTCTTTTTAGTATTTAGGTCTACCTTGCTCATGTGCTTTTGGCTACACATCCAGGTGAGGAGCTTATCTCCGCCATAGCAGCGGAGAGTCTGCACCTCTTCCTTACAGGTATGACATGGGAACTTCCCAGCTATCACAACGTACTTAGACACTGAGAACCTTCTCCTTTAGGTAGTCTTGAAGATCTAGGTCTTCTCGAACTCGTGAAACAAACTTTTCCTTACCCTGCAACTTTTCATCTGTCCCAGGAATAATATACCATGCTCCAGTCCTTTCCACAATACCCATCATTTCAGCAGTGTCAACTAGATCGCCAATTGAGTCAACGCCAACGTCACCCCTGAAGTAGAATGCGTATTCTCCAGACTGGAATGCAGGGGATGTCTTTGAGAACTGAACTTCCCATCG